GTTCAAGCGTCTGCATGTTTAGTTGCACGAACCGAGTATCGCCGCCATCGACCGGATCAAGATTCTCCCATCGGCGAATCTCGTTGATCGACGCAACGCCAAGGTTCCAGAGCGTCTGATAGTAAGATGCCCGTGCTGCGGCATCTCCTCGCAGCAGACCGCGAGTGTCAAACTCTGCAAAGTATTGCCGGTCGCTGATGAGGTCTCGAGCGATGCTCGTCTCAAATCGACGAAGCCACGGTAGCAGGGTGTGCTGAACGAAGTCGATACTTTGCTGTTCAATATTCGAGAACGACGAACGTGTCAGGTCGCCGACAAGGTGGGGCGGCACCCGATAGAGACGGCACACTTCCTCTACCTGAAAACGCCTTGCTTCCAGGAACTGTGCTTCCTGATTGTTGCCGCCCAGTTCCACGGGCTTGAGCCCAGCGGTGAGGACTGCCGTGCGGCTGCTGTTCGCCGCACCTCGGTGCATTCGCTCCCAGTTGTTTCGCAGTTGTTCGGCGGCTTCGGCTGAGATCGTGTTGTCGGTGGAGAGGACGACTCCGGGCCTCGCTCCATTACCGAAGAACGACGCACCGTGAATCTCGCATGCACGAGCGAGCCCAATGGCATCGCGACCCAACTCAACAGGGACCATGCCGTGTATGCCGTCATCCGACAACCACCGCAGGTGCATGATCTGATCTTGCGTGTAGACGGTTTCCTTGCCGCCTTCCTCGCGGTACTTGTACCGCAGCCTCCCGTTCTCGATCTGCTCAACCTTCATGCGGCTCGGGTGGAGCGGCCACAACTCAGTCACCGCACCAGCAGCACCGGAGCGAATCTCTGAGTAGGCGTTGCCATGCAAGCAGAGATGCAGCACCGCCTGTTCACGCCACTCAAAACTTGTCTGCCAAGGATTCGGGGCGTCGTGCAGGATACCGTAGAGCGGGTGCTCTCGTGCGATCTCTTTGCCGCCGTCTGCGAGTCGTCGCAGCAGATGCAGCGGCATACCAGCGACCGACTCGGCCAGCACCCTCGCACACGCCAGCACGACGGTTGATTGCAGAGCGGTTTCGGGATCGACGCGGATGCCGGAGGGATTGCGGCGAGACGAGTGGCCATCATCCCATCCGAAGTGACGTGCCTCACTCGTCGGCAGCCAGAGGATTCGCGTGTCGCTCACAGGATCAATATCTCTGGGTCAGGTGTTTCTTCGGGCAGTTTTTTGGCTGAGTAAATGCCGAGAGCCATGATGAGGCTGATGATACCGTCAATCCGTTCTGCCGATCCCTGCTTCGGCTTAACCGGGCGAAAGTTTCCGTTTGCGTCAACCTTTACGCTCGCGTTGCCTGCCATCCATGTCAGCACTTTGTTTCCAGCGTGACGAATCTTGCCCGAGACTACCAGATTTTCCAGCAGTTTTGAGGGCGCGGACATTGAGCCAATGCCCTGCGAAAAGCCCACGACATCATGCCCGTCTTCGTTTAACTGAATCGCCAACTGAGTCGCATTCCACCTGTCGATTGCCAGTTGCCTGACGTTGTATTTCTGAGCGAAGTCATTTATGTCCCTGCGGATCACATCGTAGTTGGTCACGTTGCCGTCGGTCATCTTCAGCCCGGTCGATTCATCGTTCGCCCATGTCAGGTACGGCACGCGGTCACGCTTCTCGCGGTCGTGTGCGTTGTCGCCTGGAATCCAGAAACGGCAAACAATGTCGAATGTCCCATCTTCGGCGGGAAACAATGCGACAAAAGCCGATGTGTCGTATGTCGTTGCTAAGTCGAGCCCGCACCAGCATTCACGGCCATCGAGATTTCCCGGAGGCCCGCTGTCGCATGCCGCCCATGCCTCTGACTTCAGCCAGCGGGTATCCGATTGAGTCCACATGTTTAGCCGATAACGCTTGAATGAGAACTCTTTGGTGCTACTCTTCTGCGCCTCCTTGCAATCGCTCTCGAAGTCGCTCGGGTTGATCGTCACTGCCCATGAAGGGTTTGCCTTCGGCCATGTCTCCTCGGCTGTCCAGTCGTCTTTCTCTCCTGCCTCATAGATCAGCGGAAAGAATGTTGGGTCGTAGCTCCAATCCTCAAGGACTCGCTTCGCATACTGGTACTGCTCATAGCAGATTGAGTTGCGGTCATAGCCTGCCGTCGTGATTGAGCAGAGGAGCGGCTGTGATCTCGCCGCACCACCGTAACGGAGCGAGTCAAAGAGGTCGCGTGTTCTCTGAGCGTGCAACTCGTCGAAAAGCAGCCCGTGTATGTTGAGTCCTTCCGCTCTGAAACTGTCAGCGGGCAAGACGCGGTAGAATGACGACGATGCCAGATGGGCGATCGTTCGTCGCGAGTCTACAACCTGAAGCCGCTGCGACAAAAACGGCGAGGCTCTTACCATGTTCGCCGCTTCTTTGAATACGAGCGAAGCCTGCTCTCGGTCACTTGCCGCCGAATAAATCTCGGCTCCCGGCTCCCGGTCTGCGACGAGAAGGTAGAGGCCAATGCCAGCAAGGAGCGTTGACTTGCCCGACTTCTTCGCCGTCGAGATGTAGGCCATCCGGTAGCGGCGAGTGTTATCTTCTGTGCGAGTCCAGCCGAAGAGTTCCTCCAGCATGTCACGTTGCCAATCAAGAAGCGTGAATGGCTTGCCTGCAAATCGCCCCTTGTTGTGCCGCAGGAAGTTCTCAAAAAACTTGATAGCATGATTACCACGAGCGTCATCGTAGTAATACTCAAGCCCCTGCTCTGTCGCCTCGCTCCGCGAGAAACGCTTCAAACGGGTCATCGGCTTTATTGCTGTGGATCGTGACTTGCGATCGGCTCGATGGAGTCAGGCCGAACTCACGCTCTAGTTGTAGCAGGTCTTTGCGAGCAGCCTTCTCATCAACCGCCCACGGTGCTGGCTGCGCCCACTTGATGCGGAGCCTGCCGTCTGTGCGGTTAGGGTCAACCTCGTAGTGCATAATCTCGCGACCGAGTTGCCTGCACTTCTCGCGTGACTGCATCCAGTGTGACCAGACAACGCAGTATCGTGCCAGCGTCTCGCGGTCAGCGACGGTCATCACCTGCATATCGTAGAGGACTCGCACCGCTTCGTCCCACTTGCGGACTGCTAACTCGTCATTCTCGATGTGTTCCGGTGGTGAGAAGTCATCAAGAGCATCAGGCTCAGGCTCGTCCTCATTCAGAGGACGCTTGCCGGGATTGCCCGTGATGATCTTGAGCCTACGCGGCAGCGGTGCCGGGCCTGGTTTAGTCATTGCAGCATAGCCATTGAGTGATAACTGCTTCTGCGACGGCTTTAGTCATAAATGGTGGGACACTCATGCCTATCATATACTTGCCAATTTTTTCTGTTTTTGCAACGTAATCATCAGGGAAAGAGCCAAGCCGCTTCTGCTCCCTAAACGTCAGCCGGCGACACTGACTCCAATGCCTTGCTGTATCAGATGCAGTCAGCGTACATGATGGCATTGCACCGTTTAGCCTGCATGGTGCCCGTCGATGAGCATCAGCGTGCCGTCATCGAGTTCGCGGGCAAGGCAGGCGTCGGCCATGCCGACTTCGGCGAGGATGCCGCGTAGGGCATCCTGCTGAGCCTTGGGATGCGTCCGCCAGTTCTTCGGATTCGGGCGAAGGTCAGACGCCGGAACGTGCCTGAGTTTCTTGATCCGGTTGCGAATCTGCATTGCGGTTTTCTCTCAGCGTTTTGCGGGCGTGGCAGGCAGCACAAAGGCACTGCCCGTTCTCAAGATCATATCTTGCCCCACCTTCAGCGATTGGCAAGATGTGATCGGCGTGGGCGTCACGCTTCCCGCTGCATATCTTCTTGCAACCCTGACATTGATAGGCGTCGCGGATTAGCACCGCCATCCGCCACTGCTTGTGAGCGTTGCTGCAATACCCTCGCTGATGAGCGTTGGGCCGCTCCTCTGGCTTCTTGATGCCGCGCAGGCGAGGCGGCTTGAATGAGCCGATACGAAAGGGCATCAGTCCGCCTGCCACATGAGAAGCGTGTATGTCGATGTGCCGTCGAGGGAGGTAATCTTCACATTTTTGTCGCCTGCACCGATGCAGCATGTTGCCGCTACTCGGCCGCCGACTGCATTGAGGATGACAGCACCAGTGCCAAAGCGAGCCGATACGCCAGGATTGCCAGTGATCAAAATGCGGCTGACATCCGTCAACGACACTTCCTCACCTGCCGCGTTGCGGAAGCCGGTGTCGCTCGGGTCAATCGTCACACCACCTGAGTCGTCAGTAGTCCCAGTGACGACGATGACTTTCCCGCCGGTTAATGTCTCTGCGGACGAGAGCGAGCACTTCTGTTCAGAAACGACTTTTCTCTGACCAGAAACGTCGATGTATGTAGACGACACATCTGCCGATGTCGTGCCAGAAGTTTCAACGGTATCGATAAATGATCCGCTGATATTTACGGTTGCACTGATTGCCATCATGTCTCCCCGTATACAACCAGAGAATACGCTGCCGTCGGTGAAGGATCGTTAAAACCTCCAACTGTCTTGATCGTGATTGCCGAATCGCCGACTCCGACTGCTTGAGGAACAAAACTTACCGCAGCACCATTATCTCTCGAAGACATTTTCAAGCCATTGAGGCCATCTGCTTCAAGGTTTGCGTGAGGATTTGCAGCGAATGCCACGAACTTGACGTTTGTAATCGAGACTTCCTGGCCATCTGCACCAATGTACCCGCTGGCCGCAGGGTCTATCGTCACGCCTGATTCGTTGCATGTACCAGTAATGAAAATGACTTTGCCTAGAGCAAACTGAAAAGGCGAAAACACAAGGGAACTTGTAAGCGTTACCTTCTTCTGCGCTTCAACAGCAGTCACACTGCTTGATTGCAAAAAGGATGCAGCCACATTTAGTGTCGCATATGTGCTCATACTTTTACTTCCTCCAGCGTGCCATAAGTCACTTCATCCAGCCACTCGCGGACTGAGCCAGTGAAGACTCCGGTGCCACCCGAGGTTGCCAAAGAATAAGCAACGACAAGCCGATCTCCAAAAACGAAGCAAACCGGAGAGCCTGAGTCGCCGAGCCGGATGCCGCGATGCCATGCGTCGCGCAGTGGATCAACTGGCATCGTACCCTGGCAAAAAGGCGGAAAGTCGTCGGCATAGGAAAAGTCCCACAAGCCTATTTCGTTGAGTCGATTGCTCCAGATCATCGGTGGGCGAGTGCCAATCGGATACTGTGTTGGAGGGCCGGAAGCCATTGGCATCTTCTCCTTCCAATCGCTAGGCATCACAAGTGCTGGGCGAATGGCTACGGGGTCGCGGAGCGTCGCAACCGCAATGTCGTAGTCTCCCGGCGTGCATTTCTGCACAGTAGCCGTCTCTCCGTTCCAGAAACTTATTGACTGCCCCGGCCTCGGTTGATAATGCTTCACATAGAGGACATGCTGCGGGCTGATGAGGATGCCGTTGCGGTGAGATCGGCACATCGGAGAGAGATCAATCGAGCCAGGGAACTCGTTCGACTCAAGCCGTTCGTCGATGGCCCGCGTGAATGCCTGCTCTAGCGGCGACAACTCATAGGGAACCTCGCCGCCATCAATGATCTCCCATCCAAAGGAGATGAGAAACTCTCTTTTCTTGGCGACGTGTGGAGTGAACTTGGCCTCACCAAAGTCAACGGCGTTCATCGGCGTCGGCAGAGTGCCTGTCTTCGCCTGCTCATAGAGGTTTTCGATTAAGCCATCGTAGAAGCGGGTAAAAAACTTCGTTCTGCCTGCGAAGTTCCTCATGGAGTCGGCAGTATGAAGCGACGAGAAGTCCCATGATTGCAAGCCGTTGCCGCTGAAGTTCGTGCAGCCCCAGAAACACTGCCGCATATCGCGGACTTTGCTGGTGTGCCGAAACCAATATACCGAGAATCGCATCTCTCGGCACTCCTTAAACAACGCTGCCGCGTTGACGCAGTTGCTCATATCAAGGATCGGCTGATAGTTCAGCATTCTGCATTGGCTGAAGAGCCCAGCATACGAGACTTCCGGCAGGTTCGTCGGCGTGACTCTGATGCGGCAGTCGATCGGAGATCCGAGAAGGCAGTTCGTGAAACGTCTTGCCTCTGGTGCGTCGATGATCAACTCATCGCAAGCCTCTGGCACCGGCCATGCCTCAAGGGCTCGCGCCATGTCAGTGCCGCCTTGTACCGTGATCTTCATTAGGTGAAATCCTCGTTGAGCCGCCGCGTCAGGCTGCTGCCAGTAGTCGTAAAGACGCAAGGGATAAAGGCATGGATAAGCAATCTAACCGAAGCGACCAAACAACGCCACGAGTGTCCGGCGGCGAATCGCCAATGCTGCCAGTAAGGCATCCTGTTGTCAGCGAGATGACTCATAGGAGCGTGTTGCTGAATGTAAACGTCGGCGTCGAAGGAGCGTCGGTTGTGAAAAAGATCGCGTCAGGTCGCACGATCTCGGTGATGAATGACTCGCCAACGACGACCGTCACGTTCGCCGCCCCTGTGACGAGAAGCGGCGAGAAGACTGCGATTAGGATGTCGGCCGCAGGCAGCGTCGTACTAAAGCCCGTGGCGATCGTCGGGACTGTCGTGGCGATCGTGATCGCTGCCGCTCGAGCCTGAACCGCGACGCCAGTGCTGATCTGAGGTGCATTCGCCGCGACTGCGAAGTCTTCCGCAGGGGCACTCAGGGCAACGCCTGTGCTGACCTTTGGGATCGCTGCATCTATGGCGATGTCTGCCGCTAGTGGCGAGACGTTCACTCCCGTTGCGATCAGAGGAGCAATCGCTGCGATGACAATGCCTGCCGCAGGTGGCAATGCCGATCCACCTGACGCGACTGCCGGTGCGACTGCCGCAAGCGTGATGTTCGCCGCCGGTGCTACTATTGATACGCCGGTGCTGATCTGCGGTGCTTCGGCTGCGATGGCAATCGTCGCAGCAGGCACGGCAATGACGTTCGCCTCAATGCCGGGGGCAACAGCATCGACCGCAAGGTTTGCGGCAGGTGTCGTTACCGATGCACCTGAAGAGACGGCTGCGAGACTGATGTCTGTTGCTGGGATGTCAAGCGACACGCCAGATGCGATCAGCGGGACAACAGCATCGACGGAAACGCCTGCCGATGGTGATGCAATCGACACACCGCTGACAATCGTCGGGGCGTTTGCCGCTACGGCAATATCTGCGGCAGGCGATACCGCTGCGGCACCGATGGCGATCGTGATGCCACTCTCCGCTTCGCCCTGAGCAGACGCAAGCGGTGAGGCACCGAGTGGGCCAAATCCGCCGATTGATCCTGATGCCGCAGCAGTGCCAGGCGTGAACGCCGAGCCTAGCGGCTGTGATGCGAGTGGAGTGAGCAGCATGTCCGTGCCTCAGTGTCTCACTGCACTATAACGATAAGTCTGCCAGCCACCAAGCGAAGGAAAGGTAGCACAGTGTTTCTTGCAAAACGTGGCACCTCTAAGCCTCGCAAGAAAAAGCACCCACTTTTTCTTAAGAAACCAGGGGGGGCTGTCGCCAGGTCGTTGTCGGACTGCGGTACGCCTCGGCCCCTGCCATCACCGGCTCGCTTCTACGGCGTGGGGCACGCCGCATCCGGCTCAG